TGCAAGGCGTTTTTCAGCATACAGAGTAATGAAGCCGGGTGCAGTTTGCTCAAAGGCTTGCACGTTCATTTCTTCAATGTCGGCAATGGTTACAAAATTGGGCCAATTTGCGAGATAAATGTTAAATTTACCTGCGCCTGTGGTTTCCATGTACGGGTTAGGAATTACAGGGAACCCAAAAATATGAACAACAGCACCGCCATCGCCATCGCCAACTTCGGCAAATTGCCTGATGGTTACGCCAGCACCTAAATTCCGCAATTCGTGGATAGTTTGCGGGTGCATCATCCATGCTGTGCCGGGCAAATTCCAATACTGTGCAGGAAACAATCGCCCCATATCGGTAATGTCAGAATAACTTACCGCTGCTCCTGCTTGTGAATACGTTGCAATGCTGTGGATACCATTTGTAATAGCCGTTCCACTAGACCCGTAAGCACTTGCGCTTGCAGTGGTGTACATATTCAAGCCACGCAAACCGCTAGTTGCGCCATAAGCTGTGGTCGTTGAGCCAGATTGATCGTTGTTCAAAATCATGGATGCAGCTTCAATTGCGCCAAATTCTTGGAACAAATCTTGTACAAGCGTTTCATCCAAATAATTTACATCTGACAAAACTGCCGTGCGGATAGGCAACTGTGCCGTGATGACCCGCGTAGGCAATTGCCAAATGGTTGTATCAGTGTTGGGCGTGCCGCTATCAGCGGTAAACGTGTAGCCCCAAGGGTTTGTTTGGTTGGCTGCGTTACCAGTTTTTGCCACAAATTGCACTGCGCTTTGTCCAGCACGCACAACTTGCCGTGCAGCTTGGCGAATCGGATTCGCAAAACGCAATGCGGCAAACGCATCATCAAATAAAGTGCGACCACCCACGTTACTGCCCGAACCCGTAATGGCAGATGCTTCGCGCAAATCTATGGTGACTTTATCACCAGTTTCAATCGTTTGTTTAATGCCGCTAAGGATTCGTTCAGTAATTTGCATGGTCTTATCCAAATAAGTTGCAAGAAAAAGAGGCAGGGGTTTTTAAGCCCCCGCCAATTGGCAACAATCAGGTTGCAGTGCCAGTGGAGCGATAACGCACACCAGCATTGGGGTCACGCACAGAGGTTGCCAAACGCTTCTCACCAAAGAAGGTGATGAAACCGGGCAACGTCTGGTCATAGCGGCGCATAACCATGTTCAGGCGGTCAACGATGGTGTGGAAACGCGACCAATCAGCAAAGTACATGGGGTACAAGCTGTTAGTGCCAGCGGAACCAGTAGTGGCTTGGCTTGGGTTGTCCAAGTACTTGTTCATCACCACATCAAAGCCCAACATTTGACCAATGATGCCATCTGGGTTCAACGATTCCATTGAATTGAAGATGGGGCGACCATTGGTGTCTTGCAGACCACGGATTGCTTGTGCCAAAACAGGGTTAACCATCCATTTAGCACTGGAAGTCCAGTACTGTTGCGGCAACGCGTACATGGTGTTAATAACGTCCTTGTAGGAAATGTTATTAGCGCCCACAGTGTTGGCGTTGGTGGTCAATTGGTCATAGGTAGCCAAGCTGTGCAAACCAGTGGTGCTGCCCGTGCCAGAAGTGCCAAACGATGCGGTGCTAGTCGTGCCACCTGCGTAGGTTGCGTTAGCACCTGCATACTGGTCAAGACCGCGCAAACCATTTGTGCCGCCGTAGGGGTTGGTTCCAGACTGTGCGGCTTGATCGTTGTTTTGAACCATTGACAGGGCTTCGCTTTGGGCGAATTCAGCCAACATATCATCAACCACGTTTGCTTCCAAACCATCAATGTCATCCAACGCAGCGGTACGAATTGGGAATTGCACGTTCAAATCTTGCAAAACCAATTGCCAAATGCTGGTGTCTTCGGTGGTGGTTGCGCCGTTGTTCTGGATGGTGTAACCCCAAGCTGCACCAGCGTTGCCCGTTTTAACGCGGAACTGGTAGCTAGAACCATCGGTAGCAACAGTGCGGCTGCAACCGCGCATGGGGTTCGCCAAACGCAAAGCAACAAACACGGGGTCATACCCGGTGCGACCACCTTGGTTGTTACCGCCAGCGGTCAGCGCGGAGGCTTCTGCAAGGTATGCGCTGTATTGCGATTCATCAGCAAAAATTTTCAGTTCTTTTTCTACGCGTGCGTTGGATTTGTAGAAGCTGGAAAGTTGCTCACGCACAGAACGATTCACATCTGCGCGAATGGTTTTGGCGGGTGCGCGAATAATGCTAGGCGCAGGGATTTGGCTAATCTTGGCTTCCAGTGCAGCGATTTGTTCGCTCACTTCAGCTTTGACAGCTTCCACTTTTTCAGCGGCAGCAGTAATAACTTCTTCAATCTTGGCAGTGTTAGCGGCTTCGATTGCGTCCAGTTTTTCGATGATTTCTTTAGACATGGCTCAGTCCTTTAAGGCGTTGGTTAAGTGCTTTGAGAATTTCCCGTTGCTGCAAGGCTTCAAGAATCTCGGTTTCGGTCACATCCGCATCGGAATCGCTCTGCTGCGGCGCGTTATCAATAGGCGTTGTTACAACATCACGTTGCTCCAGCACCTTTTTGAATACGGACGCGGAAGTGACCGCATCCTTTTTGGACAGCCCTGCTTCGCGCAAAGCCTTTTCCAAATTCTTTAAATTGGCAGAACCATCAGCGCGGAAATATTCCAGCTTTTGCACTTCTGCCTGTGGGTTGTTGGGGTACATAACTACACTTACCTCGCGCAAACCGCCTTTGGTGATTTGGAAATATGCTTCATCGGTTTGGTCTGGTTCGCCATCAGCGTTGACCATCATATAGCTTTCAGCATAAGCACCAACAGAAACGCCGCCAAACATGGTTGGGCTTTCTTGCATAATTTGGTACAGGTCAGAACCAGCGGTAGTATTTGTGTAAATACGCCCGGTGGCTGTCATGCCAGTATCGTCAAATTCAAAGCTGTGCCATTCACCCACGGGCATATTGTCCGCAGCGTGGTTTAAAAACATTGGCAGTGGGCGACCCGCTTTGGTAAATTCATTAGCCCAATCCATAAAACCTTCGGGCTGATAGTTAAACTTGCGCCCATCTGCGCCTTCGCGTGCGCCCCATGTGGTTACACGGGCTTCAATCTTGCCTGTCGGTTCCGCTGCGCTCTGGGCTTCTGTTACCAGTTTTGCTTCGCAAACCATCAGTAAGTTTTTGGTCATAGATTACCTCATCGACTTTTGTTCGGTCTATGTCGTTTATTGTTTTAGGGGGTCTGCCGCGCCTATACGCTTTTTGCGGCTCGTAACTTTGGATGGATGCTACCACTTTTTTAAAAATGGTGGACATTTTTTATTTACCAATGTTCATTTTTCGCGTTTGATTGCCGCCCCCACCGCCAGTATCTTGTGGGCTTGTGCCGGGTATTGGCTCCACTTTTTTCTTGTCTTGCAATACATCGCCGCCCTCAATTTGAGGCAAACCTAAATATTGCCGGGCTTCGTTGGGGGTCATAATACCAGCAGCAACGCCTGATTGTGCAAAATTCATCTGGTCTAGCGGTGCGCCCTTTAAAAAGTCTTGTGTATCAAATTGCACGCACAAACCAGGGTAACCGGGGAACAAATGGTGTTTGAGTTTCTGCTGGATATTAACAATCAGTGGGTACATGGTGGATTTATAGAATTCATCCAGCATGGTTTGCGTGTTGTTGTATTTTTGATCTGCAATGCCTACCATTGCGGGAGGTACACCATATAAACCACAAATACGCTTCATGGTCTGTGTTTTTAAGTTAGCTAAATCAGTATCTTGCAAACTTAGCATTTTTAGCGGTTCGTATTTCATGCCTTGGTCGAGCAACATACCTTGACCGGGCTTGCTTTTATCGGTGTTTTGGCTTCCCGTCATGCTGCTCCACGCTTCTTTTAACCGTGCGGCAATTTCTTTATATTTGGCATCGGGTATTACGTTGTCGGTAATAAACATCCCGCTTGGTTTAGCCCCGTTGAGCATTACAAAGTTAGCGTACAGGTCAATATCTTGGTCTAAGCCAACCAGTTCAGCAGCCAAAATGCCTTTGTTAAAGCCAGCGGAACCCTGCCATGCTGCATCTTTCATGTGCATTACTTGATGCGCGGAAAGCGGTTGATCTTTGCTAAACCCGTAGCTTGGCGTGCTAAGTCTGTAGCTAGGATAACGCGCCGGGTTAAGTTGTACAGCAATTAGCGTGCTGTCCAAAATGTACATTTCAATTGGCGTTTGCGTTGGGCTTTCTTGGTCTTTTCTAAACCACAGCGTAAATGCTTCCCCAAGCAATTCGTGCCACATCATGTATTGATACCAAAACTCATATTGACTTTGGAAGTTGTTTGGCACTGTCAACAAGTTATAAACTTGTTTAGCTTTGGCTTTGTCGCGCAGCCCTACGCTTGGGTCTTTGATGGCATCAATATAAGTGCCATCATCCAATTCCGACATGATTTTTATGGGCAGTTGCGACAGCGCACGCGCTTTAGCCCCAATACACGCCATAACAGTGCTGTTACGCGTAAGCATTGACGTATCCACCACGCGTCCAGCAGTTGTAGTGCTGCTGGTGGTGACATACAGAATTTGTGTGTTTACTGTTTGCCGCTTGTCATTGCCTTGGTAAACAATGTTATTTCCAAGCGCGGTTTGCCCAAACAGCGTATTACTCTCGTTCGATTTCTTATCTTTTCTAGCGAAAATGTCTAGTATTCCCATTTTATTTCCTTAGAAAGTTCTGAAACCAAACCCCGTCATTGTAGGGTTATCTAATGAACAGTGCATAGCAATGATTAAAGCGATTATGCCATCAACTTTTGCGCTTTTGTCAGCTTCGTTTTTCCGTACCTTAATATTGCCGTTTACATCTTCATAAACTTCGCGTTGCCAAGGGCGGCATCATCACGCAATTTAACAACGGGGCTACTGTTGGCCCAAACCCATTTCTAACCGCTGGCGACAAGGCTTTAAGCCGCGCTGTGGTGCTGATGAACGAATTGGGTTTAACCCCGCGTGGACGCTTGGCAACTAACAAGCAAGAAGGCGGCAAATACAGCAAACTGCTTGAAGGCCCATGACCTACGAAGATGGGATTCTGTACGCGGTACAAGTTGCCCGTGGTGAGATACGCGTTAGCCGCATGGTGCGCTTGGCGTGCCAAAGGTTTTTAAACCAACTAGAAGACAGAAATTGGGCGTGGGAATTTCACACCGCTTACGTTGAACATTTCCTAGAATTCGCTGCAACGCTTAAGCACACTAAAGGCCCGGACGCTGGCAAACCGCTGGTGCTGGAGCCATTCCAGATATTTTTAATTTGCGCCATATACGGATTTAGAAGCAAAAAAGACCCAACGCGGCGCATGGTCACCGATGTGATTGTGTTTATTCCACGCAAAGCGGGTAAGTCCACGCTGATTGCCGTTATTGGGTTGTACGAATTAAATTGGGGCGAAGCCGGGGCAGAGGTGTACACCTTGGCAACCAACCGCGACCAAGCAAGCATTGTGTTTAATGCTGCCACCGGGTTTATTGATAATATGCCCCACGATATAAGGCAGCTTTACAACCCGGGCAGGTCACAAATTACCAAGGCGGGCGACAGCCAAACCAAATTTAAAGCGTTAAGCCGCGACACTAAAAAGTCGGGCGATGGCATGAACCCAAGCTGCGCCATTGTGGACGAAGCCGCGCAAATTGTGGACAGAAACGCCATTGAGGTTTTGCACTCTGGCATGGTGGCACGGCGCAACCCGCTGCGGATTTACATTACAACAGCGTCATTTACCAAGGAAACCAAGTTTTACGAAGACATGGCGATGCTGGAAAATATGCTAAACGGCGAAGCGGAAGACAATCCGCACTGGTTTGGCTTGCTGTACAGCTTGGACCCCGGCGATGATTGGCGTGACCCTACAACGTGGGCAAAGGCAAACCCCATGCACGGCATAAGCGTGTTTGAGGAAGCCATTGCCGAACGTGCGGAACAGGCAAAACACAAACCCGCTGCGCTAAATGAATTCCTGTGCAAGACGCTAAACATTTATGTAAGCGCAAATTCCGCGTGGGTTGACCGGGGTTATTGGGACAGCGACAAATGCGCGTTAAGCTCACCGCGTGAGCCTGAGGCAGTTTTCATTGGGTTTGATTTGGCAGCAACGCGGGACTTAAACGCTGTATGCACGCTTAAACGTTTTGGCGAGGATGATTTTGAAGCAGAATGGAAATTCTTTTTGCCAGAAGAAGGTTTGGCGTTAATTCCCAAGCATTACGCTGATATTTTCCGCGTTGCTGTAAATTCGGGCATATTGCACATTACCGAAGGAAACGTGATGGATGACCGCGAAATTAGCGACTACATCATTAATCAAGCTGGTAAATACGACATAAAAGAGATTGGCTTTGACGCTTACAACGCAGCAAGTTTAGTGGCACGTTTGCATGAAGCTGGCTTACCTGTTAAGAAAGTTGGGCAGGGTATGGCGGTTTTAAGCAACCCAAGCAAGCACGTAGAAAAGCTAATTATGGGCCACCAAATTAAGCACGATGGCAACCCGTTTGTTGGCTGGCAGCTTGGCAACTGCGAAGTTTATGAAGATGTAAACGGCAATATTAAGGTACGCAAAAACGAAGCTGACAAAAGCGCAAAGGTTGATGGCATAATCGCTTTAATCATTGCTATGCACTGTTCGCTGGATAACCCAACAATGACAGGCTTTGGTTTCAGAACTTTCTAAGGAAAAAAAATGGGTATCTTTGACATTTTCGCTAGAAAAGATAAGAAATCAAACGAGAGCAATACGCTGTTTGGGCAAACCGCATTAGGTAATAACGTTGTTTACCAAGGCAACGACAAGCGGCAAACAGTAAACACACAGATTCTGTATGTCACCACTAGCAGCACGACCACTGCTGGTCGCCCGGTGGATACGTCAATGCTTACGCGTAACAGCACAGTTATGGCGTGCATCGGGGCTAAAGCGCGTGCATTGTCGCAGTTGCCCGTCAAAATCATGTATGAAATGGATGATGGCACTTATGTGGATGCCATTAAAGATGCAAACGTTGGGCTGCGCGACAAAGCCAAAGCCAAACAGGTTTATAACTTGCTGACAGTGCCTAACAACTTCCAAAGCCAATATGAGTTTTGGTATCAGTACATGATGTGGCACGAATTGCTTGGGGAAGCATTTACGTTGTGGTTTAGAAAAGACCAAGCAAGCCCCACGCAAACGCCAATTGAAATGTACATTTTGGACAGCACGCTAATTGCGGTGCAACTTAACCCGGCGCGTTATCCTAGCTATAGACTAAGCACGCCAAGTTACGGGTTTAACAAAGATGAACCACTTGCCGCGCATCAAGTAATGCACATGAAAGATGCAGCATGGCAAGGTTCCGCTGGCTTTAACAAAGGCATATTGGCTGCTGAATTGGTTGGGCTTGACCAAGATATTGACTTGTATGCTAACTTTGTAATGCTTAACGGGGCCAAGCCAAGCGGGATGTTCATTACCGATAACGTGATTCCCGATGCCAAATATAAAGAAATTGCCGCACGCTTAAAAGAAGCGTGGAGCAGCATGACGGGAAGCCAAAACACTGATAAAAGCAAACCGGGTCAAGGTATGTTGCTTGACCAAGGCATGAAATACGAACCGCTAAAAATGCTGAGTTTGCAAGATACTGATTTAGCCAACTTAAAAACGCAAACCATGAAACGCATTTGTGGTTTGTATGGCGTGCCCCCGGCAATGGTTGGCATTGCTGACCAAAAATACAACAACACGCAAACCATGCTGGATGAATTTTATAAATCCACCATGTACCCGTTAATTGTTAATGTGCAGCAAAAATTAAAGCATCATTTGTTCCCCGGTTACCCTAGCCTGTGCGTGCAGTTTGACACACAGGACTTTTTAAAGGGCGCACCGCTTGACCAAATGAATTACGCACAATCTGGCGTAGCTGCTGGTATTATGACCCCCAACGAAGCGCGGGAATATCTTGGGATGCCGCAAATTGAAGGCGGCGATGTGCTGCAAGACAAGAAAAAAGTGGAACCAATACCCGGCACAAGCCCACAAGATACTGGCGGCGGGGGCGGCAACCAAACGCGCAAAATGAACATTGGTAAATAAAAAATGTCCACCATTTTTAAAAAAGTGGTAGCATCCATCCAAAGTTACGAGCCGCAAAAGGCATATAGGCGCGGCAGACCCCCTAAAACAATAAACGACATAGACCGAACAAAAGTCGATGAGGTAATCTATGACCAAAAACTTACTGATGGTTTGCGAAGCAAAACTGGTAACCGAAGCCCAGAGCGCAGCAGAACCGACAGGCAAGATTGAAGCCCGTGTAACTACATGGGGCGCACGCGAAGGCGCAGACGGGCGCAAGTTTAACTATCAGCCCGAAGGTTTTATGGATTGGGCCGATGAATTTACCAAAGCTGGTCGCCCATTGCCAATGTTTTTAAATCACGCTGCGGACAATATGCCCGTGGGTGAATGGCACAGCTTTGAATTTGATGATACTGGCATGACCGCCACCGGGCGCATTTACATCAATACCACCGCTGGTTCTGATCTGTATCAAATCATGCAAGAAAGCCCAACCATGTTTGGCGGCGTTTCTGTTGGTGCTTATGCTGAAAGCTACATGATGGTCAACGCTGATGGCGAACCAGACCAAACCGATGAAGCATATTTCCAAATCACCAAAGGCGGTTTGCGCGAGGTGAGCGTGGTTATGTACCCCAACAACCCACAGGCAGAAGTGCAAAAGCTGGAATATTTCCGCGCTGATGGTTCTGCCAACTTAAAGAATTTGGAAAAGGCTTTGCGCGAAGCAGGGCTGTCCAAAAAGGATGCGGTCACTTCCGCGTCCGTATTCAAAAAGGTGCTGGAGCAACGTGATGTTGTAACAACGCCTATTGATAACGCGCCGCAGCAGAGCGATTCCGATGCGGATGTGACCGAAACCGAGATTCTTGAAGCCTTGCAGCAACGGGAAATTCTCAAAGCACTTAACCAACGCCTTAAAGGACTGAGCCATGTCTAAAGAAATCATCGAAAAACTGGACGCAATCGAAGCCGCTAACACTGCCAAGATTGAAGAAGTTATTACTGCTGCCGCTGAAAAAGTGGAAGCTGTCAAAGCTGAAGTGAGCGAACAAATCGCTGCACTGGAAGCCAAGATTAGCCAAATCCCTGCGCCTAGCATTATTCGCGCACCCGCCAAAACCATTCGCGCAGATGTGAATCGTTCTGTGCGTGAGCAACTTTCCAGCTTCTACAAATCCAACGCACGCGTAGAAAAAGAACTGAAAATTTTTGCTGATGAATCGCAATACAGCGCATACCTTGCAGAAGCCTCCGCGCTGACCGCTGGCGGTAACAACCAAGGTGGTCGCACCGGGTATGACCCCGTGTTTGTTGCTTTGCGTTTGGCGAACCCCATGCGCGGTTGCAGCCGCACTGTTGCTACCGATGGTTCTAGCTACCAGTTCCGCGTTAAAACGGGCAACGCTGGTGCAGCTTGGGGTTACACCATCCAGAACAACGGCGCAACCACCACCGAAGACACCAGCATTTGGCAATTGGTTTTGCAAGATTTGAACGTGCAATTCCCAATTCGTACCGCTGCGTTGGATGACATTGATGGTTTGGAAGCAAACGTGGTTGATGATATGTTGGCTGAATTCGCCCAAAGCGAAGCCCTGTCAATGGTTCAAAACAACGATCAAGCCGCACAGTCTGGAACCAACCCCTACGGCGGCACAAATGGTTTGCGCGGTCTTGACCAGTATGCAGGTGCTAACGCAACCTACGCAGGTGGCACGACTAGCACCGCATCGTTTGGCACTTCTGGCACGGGCAGCACCACTGGTTTGCACAGCTTGGCTACCTATGACCAATTGACCACCAACGCCAACACTGTGGGCGCTAATAACATTTCCTACAAGGACGTTATTAACACCATGTACGCGTTGCCGCAACAGTACTGGACTTCCAGTGCTAAATGGATGGTTAACCCTGTTTTGGCACAAGCAATCCGTGGTCTGCAAGACACCAATGGTCGCCCCATCTTCAATTCAATGGAATCGTTGAACCCAGATGGCATCATTGGTCAAATGTTGGGCTTTGATGTGGTGATGAACAAGTACTTGGACAACCCAAGCCAAGCCACTACTGGTTCCGCTGGCACTAACAGCTTGTACCCCATGTACTTTGCTGATTGGTCGCGTTTCCACACCATCGTTGACCGCCTGAACATGGTTATGCGCCGCTATGACCAGACGTTGCCCGGTTTCATCACCTTCTTTGGTGAGAAGCGTTTGGCAACCTCTGTGCGTGACCCCAATGCTGGTGTGCGTTATCGCTCCACTGGCACTGCAACCTGATTGTTGCCAATTGGCGGGGGCTTAAAAACCCCTGCCTCTTTTTCTTGCAACTTATTTGGATAAGACCATGCAAATTACTGAACGAATCCTTAGCGGCATTAAACAAACGATTGAAACTGGTGATAAAGTCACCATAGATTTGCGCGAAGCATCTGCCATTACGGGTTCGGGCAGTAACGTGGGTGGTCGCACTTTATTTGATGATGCGTTTGCCGCATTGCGTTTTGCGAATCCGATTCGCCAAGCTGCACGGCAAGTTGTGCGTGCTGGACAAAGCGCAGTGCAATTTGTGGCAAAAACTGGTAACGCAGCCAACCAAACAAACCCTTGGGGCTACACGTTTACCGCTGATAGCGGCACGCCCAACACTGATACAACCATTTGGCAATTGCCTACGCGGGTCATCACGGCACAGTTGCCTATCCGCACGGCAGTTTTGTCAGATGTAAATTATTTGGATGAAACGCTTGTACAAGATTTGTTCCAAGAATTTGGCGCAATTGAAGCTGCATCCATGATTTTGAACAACGATCAATCTGGCTCAACGACCACAGCTTATGGCGCAACTAGCGGTTTGCGTGGCTTGAATATGTACACCACTGCAAGCGCAAGTGCTTACGGGTCTAGTGGAACGGCTATTACAAATGGTATCCACAGCATTGCAACGTATTCACAAGCAGGAGCAGCGGTAAGTTATTCTGACATTACCGATATGGGGCGATTGTTTCCTGCACAGTATTGGAATTTGCCCGGCACAGCATGGATGATGCACCCGCAAACTATCCACGAATTGCGGAATTTAGGTGCTGGCGTAACCATCAGGCAATTTGCCGAAGTTGGCGATGGCGATGGCGGTGCTGTTGTTCATATTTTTGGGTTCCCTGTAATTCCTAACCCGTACATGGAAACCACAGGCGCAGGTAAATTTAACATTTATCTCGCAAATTGGCCCAATTTTGTAACCATTGCCGACATTGAAGAAATGAACGTGCAAGCCTTTGAGCAAACTGCACCCGGCTTCATTACTCTGTATGCTGAAAAACGCCTTGCA